GTGAAGAAGATCTACGAGGAATGGCAGCAGAATACCAAGCAGCCGGAGCAGCCGTCCGTCTAGGGCCGTCCTCCTAGTCCCCCGGTCTGGCCCACCGGGGGCGTTGTTACCGATAGCAGGAAGAGGGGGGATGGATGAGAGCAAGAACCATCAAGCCAGGTTACTTCTCAAATGAGCATTTGGCAGAGATTGACCCACTTGGACGCATACTATTTGCAGGCTTGTGGTGTGTTGCAGACCGTGATGGACGTCTTGAAGACAGGTCAACGCGCATCAAGGCACAAGTGTTGCCATATGACCTATGTGATGTTGACAAACTGTTGAATGACTTGTTTCGCAATGGGTTTATTATCAGGTATGAAGCAAATGGCGAAAAATATATACAGATCAATAAGTTCACAGAGCATCAACACCCACATCAAAGGGAATTGCCCAGTATTTTCCCTGCCTACAACGAGTCTGAGCACAACCTAGGCAATGCTCAGGCACGACCTAGGCGATGTCGAGCCCGGCCTATTATCTTTAATCCCATTCCTAGTAATCCCATTCCTAGTAATCCCTCTCCGGTGACAGGGTCATCTTTCGATGACCGGAACGGTTTTGATTTGTTCTGGAGAACCTACCCCAAGAAGGTACAGAAACAAGCAGCCATCCGGGCATGGAAGAAGCTCGGTCCCAACGACCTCCTTCAGGGGATGATCTTCCGGGATGTTCAGGATAAGGCGCAGTCCGACCAGTGGCTGAAGGAAGATCGGCAATTCTGCCCACACCCTGCTAGTTACCTCAACGGTCGTCGGTGGGAAGATGAAGTCGTCAAGGAACCGCCACGAGACCCCTTCGGATTCGCCAAGGAGTGACCCCATGCAAGAAGCAACCTTCCGAGCAGCCCTAAACGACCTGTACGGGTACTTCGGCAGGAAGGCACTATCTGAGGGCCAGGAGCGAATCTACTGGCAAGCACTCCGCAGGTACTCGGATGCTACCTGGACGGAGACGATTACACGCCTGATGAGATCTTCACGACCACTCCAGGGTAATTTCCCGAGTCCGCAGGACTTAATCAACTCCTGCCAGACCTACCAGGACAGCGAGCCCTCGCAGACACCCGAGAAGATCCCGGAGCATTTCTGCGCCAGTTGCGGGGGCCGGGGCTATCTGGAGAGTTACGATGGGGACGATCCGATGAGGGATGTTTCCATCGTTCGCTGCGGGAACTGCGAGAACTGGAAGAGGAGGTTCACGAAGAGCCTTCCGATCCGTACACGAGGACAGCTCGAGGACCGCGGGCGCATCGTGACCTTCGGCCCATACACCCGAGAGGACTGGGACGAGGCAGTTAAGCTCGACAAGGCGGTACTCATCGCAGCAGTGGGAGGGATCACACGACAGACAGATCCACGGGAGATACTGGCCGGTCTGCGAGAGCAGCGGAGAAAAGATCCGGTAGAGGCGCCTGTGCAGGATGACGGGATTCCCTTCTGAGGAGGAGTGATGGAATATCAAGAGTTTTTGGAATCAAAACGACACAAGAATCAAGATGCCGGATTCAATGTACCAGAACATTCCATCTCACCTAAACTCTATGACTTCCAAAAAGCGATCGTGCGGTGGGCGCTCCGAAAGGGACGAGCTGCTATCTTCGCGGATTGCGGACTCGGGAAGACGCCGATGCAATTAGAATGGGCGAGACTCATTGGTGGGACTGCTCTTATTGTGGCGCCTCTCTGTGTGGCTGAACAGACCATCCGGGAAGGTAATAAATTCGACATCCCGGTGTCTTTTGTCAGATCCAAGGCAGAAATACGGCCGGGAATAAACATCACCAATTACGAGATGGTGGAACACTTCGATGGGACCGTTGACTCAATTGTGCTGGACGAATCCAGCATCCTAAAGAGTCTCGCTGGAAAGACGAGGAGGAAACTCATAGATATTTTTGGCGATACGCCATTTCGTCTCTGCTGTACGGCTACCCCATGCCCAAACGATATCGCCGAACTCGGGAATCATGCAGAGTTTCTTGGGATCTGTACCCACGCAGAGATGCTTGCGACATTCTTCGTCCATGATGGGAACGAGTGGCGCATGAAGGGCCATGCCGAGGATGCCTTCTACCGGTGGCTCGCATCTTGGGCTATGTGCATCAATCGGCCCGAGGATATCGGATTCGATGGGTCCGCCTTCGTCCTACCGGAACTTCGCATCCATCACGTGAGCGTTCCGTGCAAAATCGAACGTGAGGATGAACTCTTCTTCGGCGGACTCCATGGCGTTCAGGATCGTTCAGCAGTTCGGAAGGCAACGGTTGACGCAAGAATCAATGAGGTTGCCAGGATCGTTTCAGGCTGTAATGGCAATCAGTGTATCGCATGGTGCGGTCTCAATACCGAGGCCGACAAACTCAACTCGATGCTCACGAATAGTAGAAACGTCCAGGGATCTGATACAAGCGAGAAAAAGAAAGAGGCGATTCTTTCTTTCCTGGATGATGGATATAAAACCCTTGTCACGAAGCCGCGTATAGCCGGGTTCGGAATGAATTTCCAGAATGCCAGCAAGATGGTTTTTGTTGGACTCGGAGATTCTTACGAACAATATTACCAGTGCATCAGAAGGTCATGGAGATTCGGCCAGACGAAGGATGTCGATGCCTATGTGGTCCTCTCGGATGCCGAGGAAGGAATCTTTCGCAATGTTCTTCGAAAAGAGGCGGAGGCAAAGAAGATGAGCAGAGAACTTGTTTCTCGTATGGAGGAATATGAGAAGGAAGAGATTGGGAAAGGACGGATCGAAAACGTCATGCCGTCGATACGCAGGGCAGGAGACGGTTGGGAGATGTGGCGTGGTGACTGTGTGGAAGTGACGGAGAAGATGGAAGAGAATTCCATTGACTTCTCGGTTTATTCTCCTCCTTTCATTTCGCTCTACACATATACGGCATCGGCTCTGGACATCGGGAATAGCAAAACAAACGAAGAGTTTTTTGATCACTATGCCTTTTTGATTCGCAACCTATTGAAGGTGACGAAGCCGGGCCGGAACACAGCGGTTCATGTTTCCCAGGTTCCCGCTATGCTTGTGCGGGATGGGTATATCGGACTCAAGGATTTTCGAGGCATGGTGGTTAGGGGATACGAGAAGGCTGGATGGATCTATCACGGAGAGATTGTGATTCAGAAGAATCCGCAGAGCCAGGCAGTAAGAACCAAGAGCAAGAGCCTCCTGTTTGTCCAGTTAAAGCGGGACTCCTCCTGGCTCCGTCCAGGACTTGCCGATTACGTCTGTGTTTTTCGAAAGCCTGGGGAGAACAAAATTCCGATTCATCCCAAAGACATCAGCAACGATGATTGGATCAAGTGGGCGCATCCGATCTGGACCGACATCCGGGAGACGCATACTCTTTCTGCGGCAGAAGCCAGAACAGAGAAGGATGAACGTCATGTCTGCCCGCTTCAGTTGGATGTGATCGACCGATGCGTCAGACTGTGGTCGAATCCAGGAGAACTTGTGCTTTCCCCATTCGCAGGGATTGGAAGTGAAGGATATCAGGCGATCCTGCGCGGGCGTAGGTTTGTCGGGATTGAACTGAAACCAGAATACTTTGAGACGGCGTGTCTCAATCTTCAGAGGGCGGAGAACGAAATGAAGAAGGAGACTCTATTTTGAAACTCGCATTTATCTCCGGTCCTTATCGTGCAGAAACAAGGCATCAGGTTGTGCAGAACATCATGCGAGCCGAACAGATTGCGAAGAAATACTGGAAGCTCGGGTACGCCGTAATCTGCCCGCACAAAAATACGAGTCTGTTCGATGGGATTCTCCCCGATGAAGTATGGCTCGAAGGGGATCTTGAGATCCTTTCCAGGTGCGACGTGATCGTGATGATGGATACATGGCGGGAGTCGGTTGGGGCTACCGAAGAACTGAAGTTCGCAAGAGATTTGGGAATGGAAATCATATTCGATGAGGAAGAAGGGAGAAACCATGACCTCATATGACGACAAGCGCGAGGCCATTTCCAAAATCCTCGACGCCGCTCGGGAGATGATCGAGCAGCACCTGGATGAACGAAGCCCCGATGTGGCGCAGGCCATGGGGCTCTCGGAAGATGGGACTGTGGCTCTCGGAATCACGGTCAAGATCGAGAATGCCGGCGCCGGCCAGTTCACCCTCGACGTCGGCTTCCGGCTAGTGAAGGAGCGGATCCGGGACAGTAAGACGCGGATTGTCAGCACGCAACCGCTGCTTATCCAAGAGGAGACCAGGTCATGAAGAAGGACGATGCCGTCCTTTGTCGCAAATGCCAGACCTGGATCGGGACTGCACGCTATTCCGGCAGGGATCTCTGCTCAGACTGCGGAAAGGCTCGGAACAGGGCATACGATGCGTTACGGAAAGCCCGTGGATACTACAGGGATCGTGCAAAGGAACTCAGCAATCGTAGGTTCCCAGGCGATATCCGCAGGAAGGTAAGCCGTAAGCATCAGCCTCTAACCGAGGAGGAGATCCAGGAGGGAGCGAAGATCGGGAGAGGGTTGTCGATCCTAGATCTCCCCGTCTGGGACATGGTTGACCTTGCGACGTTCGGGCCAGAGGCGTGGAAGATGCCAACGGAAAGAGATGAGGAGGATAGCGATGAAGGTGCTACAACGGGTTATCTGTAAAGCACTTGACGAAAACAGGATGGCCTACAAGGTTATGGACCACAATTATCTGAGTAGTAACGGGGGCTCGTTCGACTGGCGGCCCTATCTACCATCCGAGACCAGTCCTGGAAAGTGGCTACCGGAGATAGACGACACGGAACTGTGCTCCAGTGGGTATCACGTCACCAAGGATCCGGCAATCTGGATCGGGAATATCGTCTATCTCTGTGAGACCAGGGAACCCGTGTGCCTGACCGACAAAACCGTCCATGCAACTCTCAGGTTGCTCGTTCGCACGCGGCCCGAGGACTGCATTGATCCGCGAGTCTATGTGCGGGTGATGTACCCGTTTCTCACCAGGGCCAATCTCACCGGGGCCAATCTCTCCGGGGCCGATCTCTCCGGTGCCGATCTCTCCGGTGCCGATCTCTCCGGGGCCAATCTCATCGGTGCCGATCTCTCCGGGGCCAATCTCTCCGGGGCCTATCTCATCGGTGCCGATCTCTCCGGGGTCTATCTCATCGGTGCCGATCTCTCCGGGGCCTATCTCTCCGGGGCCAACCGGACTCAGGACGATATACCAGGATGGAAAATCAACAAAGATGGAAGATTGGAAAAGGCATAGTTGAGGAGGATAACGATGCTACTTTGTGACCACGCCGCCGAGTGCGGCCAAAGGTGCAAACACGCTACGGCTCACGAGAGCTACGGGAAGCAGTGTGAAGGAGAGTGGAAGTGCGTGCATGTCAAGGTTGATGAGAGGACGGTGTGCAAGCCGCTCGAGGCGGAGCTGAAGGCGGAGTGTAATCATCCATGCCACGTGATTAACCGTTCTGGACTCCACTATGCGGAGGTCACCGGGCAGTGGGAATACTGTTCAAGGTGTGGCCTCCCGCTGGACGAGAAGGAGGAGAAGTGATGAGCGAGACAGATCTGGCGGAACTTTCGATGGCGTTTGGTGCGCTGCAAGTCGATGCCCGGTTACAGTACGGACTGAGCCAACTCATCCGTCAGATGGATGAGCGGTATGCGAAGAGGGAGGAATTTGAGGAACACAGTAAATGGCTGCTCAGTCAACAAGCAGCAGCATGGGAAAGAATGATGGACCATAGTCATGGAGCAAGAGGAGAGCTTGTATTTCCACCGAAGGATTCTGCTGGTGTGGATTCTGTAGAAGAAAATTGATGGTTTATCCTTATCCAAGGAAGGAGGAGAAGACATGAGGGACATAATTGCTGAGATAAAAAGTAAATGTGAACAATATTGGAATGAGAGGAACATATGTGATGAGGAAATTCATGCAATTTTGGAATTCATTCATGTTAGGTGTTCTGCCCTAGATCAGGAGAGAGATAACTCTAAGAAGGAGGCCGAGCACGAGGAAGTCTTTGAGGCTCTTTGCGAAGAAATCGCAGAGCTGCATACAGAGATCGATGATCTGAATAAGGATAGGGCCTCCCGGTGTGCCTGCCGATTCGACCTTGACTCGATTCCTGCGGCAAAGGTGGAGGCCTCAAGATTCATGCACGGGGATTGTTACTCTATCTGCGCTTACCACCAGCATAGGGAGGCATGGCACGCCAAGGAGATAGCCTCCCTCGGAAATGAAGAATACTTCGACCTGGAGCATAAGTGCGAAGAGGCAGTGAGGCGAATCTCTAAGCAACTGGAGGAGGTGAAAGAATGGGAGGAATGGTATGCAAACGGAGGGAAGACATGATCGGTGATATGACAAAGCATGTCCTGCATAATTATGTCCCATGGCGCAGCCAAAATTCATTGTGGCATGAGGCCCTAGCCGACCTTGAAGCGTTGCAGGCGATGGTGATCGTGTCCTGCAATGATGACAGATGCGGGTGGGTAGGATGTCTCGGGGAGACTCACAGTCCAAAACACGCTCCCGAGAAAATCTTATGCCCGCAATGTAGCGAGACCACCGAGACGGTAACCCCGGTATGGTTCGCAGACCTCCGGAGGCGCATTGCCGAGCTGGAGGCTCAACTTCGGGCCGGCCGGATTCAAATATCTGATCCGTTACAACAGATCGACACAACGAATGAACGAGATCGGAATCCTCAGCAATCGTATGACGGACGACACGGAGGAGAGAAAGCCATGACCACAACCATCCACGTTGACATGGACAAACCGTGCGCCAAATGCGGGCAGAACGGGGCAACACAGAGCGGCCTCTGCCTCGTTTGCGCGACGAAAATGGGTCGGGTACTCCGGGACGACATCAGCAAGGTCCTCGACGCAGCCCGCGAACTCATCGAGCAGCATCTCGAGGAGCGCAGTCCCGACGTAGCCCAGGCCATGGGGCTCTCGGAAGATGGGACCGTGGCTCTCGGCATCACGGTCAAGATTGAGAATGCCGGAGGTGGACAGTTTACCCTCGACGTCGGCTTCCGGCTGGTGAAGGAACGGATCCGGGACAATAAGACGCGGATCGTCAGCACGCAGCCGACTTTGCTGCAAAACCAAGAGGAGACCAGAACATGAAAAGCGAAATGAAAGTGCGTATCGGTGTTTGGGCGGCTTCGATCCTGATGCTGCTTTACGCGATCATGGTCACCTGCGGGTGGATAACAAACGTCTTCGCCGCGGACACGGACTATCAGTTCGTGACGCCGGGGGCGGCGTTCACCATGGCCAGCACGGGGGCCACGGGGGCGACCGGATATGAATGGGCCAGACAACCATCGGGAGGCGCATGGACTACCTGGGACGGGTCCGCCGTGACAGCCACGGACACGCTGGCCGCGAAGGCGGCGGCCCGGTACCGGCTCCGGGGATACCTGACCGTCCCAGGCTGGATCTGCGATGCTGCGGGCTGCACGGAAACCGGGACGCGGAACGTATACGGGGAATTTTCAGACCCAAGCGACTGGAATATAGCGGTCACGATCCCGGCGTGTGGCAAGGCATCCAAACCCGCAAAGCAATAAGGGGTGGGCGAAATGGGAATACTATACCCCCCGAAGATCGACCTGGAGATCCTGACCTTTCTCCCAAGCCCGGTCACTGCCGTGCAGAAGGACGCAGATGAAGAACTAAAGCTCATGCTTTTGGCTGCGATCGAGGCTCACCAAACGGGGGCAAACTTCTACACGATCCTGAAAAACAACCGAGGCCCGTGGACCGTCTATCTCCGACAGAAGCCGGTTCTGCATTCCAAGCAGGGGTGAGAAATGCAAGGCCGAATCCCGGTGGTCCTTTGTACCAAGTGCGGCGCATGGATCGGGACGAAACGACGGAACGGCTGCCATGCGATATGTGTGACGTGTGCTCGGCTCCGGAACAAGCAGTATTGCCAGATCTACTACGCCAAGCATGGGAAGCGAGTGCACCGAAAGAGATTGCCCGGAGAACCCAAGCTGAGGCCAGGCCCGAGGAAAGAACCGATCACGGATGCAGAATGCCAGGAGGCTATGAGGTTGGGGCAGCAATTGCCGATCCGCAGGGTAGACCTTTGGAGCTTGGTGGATCAATCCAAGTTCGGATCTATGCCTTGGGGGTTGCGAGGAGGGAGAAAAACCGCAGCGGAGGAAAGTTCGTATGGAAGAGAGAGCTGAGGACGTGATCGAGTTCTTCATCGCGGCCGATCCGGTGGCCCAGGGACGGGGGCGGATCGTGAAGCGTGGAGGCTTCTACGGGATCGCGGATCCACCCAAGAGCCGGGACTGGAAAGCCGGGATCCGGGCGATTGCGCAGGCCTACGCACAGGATCCGCTCTGGGATGTGCCCCTTGCCATGGCTCTCACGATCGTCTGCCAGAAGCCAAAAAGCGCAAAAAAGGGCGAGGTCTACAAGGCCAGCCGTCCCGATCTATCGAACTACGAGAAGGGGATCGAGGATGCGCTCGAAGGCGTGATCTACACCAACGATTCCCGGATCTGCGTGAAGAACTCGCGCAAGGTCTACGGATCGGCGCCGGGAATCCGGATCAGAATCTGGATGTTGTGATGCAAAATAGTTGAGATCCAGATTGCTCAACAAAATCATGATGTTGACGCACAATGCGTGACAAATAGGCTTGGTTGATGTCGTTTTTTCTTGACAGGATGGATTTCAAAGTGCTGTTCTGAGGGTGACCGAGTCCTCCTTTGCGCAAAGGGGCCTGTTTCTAGGGGAGAAATCTCTGGAGCAGGCCCCGAGTCGTTTGTGGGGCAAGAGAAACGATGGCAACGACAAAAAAGGCAGCCCTCACCACAGAGCTGATTGCCTCGGCCCTAAAGGCCACTGGAGGCAGTCAGGCTGGGGCCGGCAGAAGGTTGCGTGTTGATCGTAGCGCCATTTGCAAACGAGTGCAGAAGTCGAGGTTACTCCAATCCATCCAGCGCCAGGCCCGAGAATCTCTCATCGATGAGGCTGAGACAGGGCTCCTCAAGTCGGTCAAGCGTGGCAAGGGCTGGGCCGTGTGCTTCACGCTCAAAACCTTGGGCAAGGATCGCGGGTACATCGAGCGGCAGGAGATCACGGGAGTCGATGGACAGCCGTTTGCGGCGGGCTATTTCGTCGGGCCGAGCAAGCTGACCGATGTTGACGAATGGGAAAGAGCAATCCAGACCGGAAACTCCGATGGCAACGGCAAGGGGAACGATGGCGGAAACGGCAAGACACATCCAGACGCCTGAAAACATCGTCTGGAAGGCCCAGCTCCGGCAGGCGCACGCCTTGTCCTGCCCTGCGTTCGAGCTCTTCTACGGCGGCGCCAAGTACGGCGGGAAGACCGATTTCCTGCTCGCAGATTTCGCGCAGGACGTGAACACCTGGGGCCGAGCCTGGAAGGGCATCATCTTTCGGCGGACCTACAACGAGCTCGAAGAGATCATCGCCCGCAGCCTGGAGCTCTACCCCTACGCATTCCCTGGTGCGAAGTACGGCGCGACCTCAAAGACCTGGTACTTTCCCAGCGGAGCACGGCTCAAGCTCCGGTTCATCGATCAGATCAAGGACATTCACCACTACCACGGCCATTCGTATTCGTTTGCCGGTTGGGATGAGCTGCCGCGCTGGAATGATCTGGAGCTCTACCTGGAATTCATGTCCATGATCCGCTCGCCGGCGGGAGCCCCGTGCCGAGTTAGGGCCACGGGAAACCCGGGCGGGCCTGCCCATCTCCACGTGAAACAACGCTTCATCGACGTCGCGGCTCCCTTGCGCATCTACCGGGATCCCGAGACTGGACTCACCCGTGTCTTTGTGCCCGCACGCCTCGAAGACAACCCGCAAGGCACGATGAGAGATCCAGCCTATGAAGCGCGCATGAAGCTGCTACCTCCGCACCTCTACAAGATGTACCGGGAGGGGCGATGGGATGTAGTGGCCGGATCTGTATTCGGGGAGATCTGGAACCCGGCTGCCCATGTCATGAAACCCTTCCGGATCCCGAAGGCTTGGCGCAAGTTCCGGGCCCTGGATTGGGGATCGAGTCGGCCGTTCTCGGTCGGCTGGTACGCAGTCGATACCGAAGGGCGCCTGTTCAGGTATCGGGAACTGTACGGGTGGGGCGGAAAGCCCAACGTAGGGCTCAAGTGGGATTCCCGGACCTTGGCGCGGGAGATCCTGGCCAGGGAGAAAGGCGCCTTCGACGAGGGCCAGGTGGATGCTGGTCCGGCCGATCCGTCTGTGTGGAACAAGCAGGACGGACCGTCAGTCGCCGAGAAGATGGCCGAAGAGGGAGTCTCCTGGATCCGCGCGGACAACGACCGGTTGAATGGATGGCAGGAAGTCATGGCGCGCCTTCGATGGAGTGAACCCCTACCCGGCAGGCCCGCAGCCTCCGAACGGCCTGGGCTGGTCATCTTCGAGAATTGCGTGCATCTGATCCGTACCCTGCCGGTGCTCACCTACGATGAGACGCACCCGGAGGATATCGACACCGACCAGGAAGAGCACGCGGCGGACGAACTCCGATACGCCTGTATGAGCCGGCCGTGGAGAACCTACACGGTTCCGGAGATAGCCAGATTCAAGGAGATGCAAGAGTTCAAACCTCTCGACCCGTTTGCTGGGTACTGACCATGCCTTCTGCAACCATCATCGATCTGCGCGACTACATGGAGCAGGGAGTTCCCGCTCCTTGCCCAAAAAGCACGGAACAAAAGTACGTCAAGCCCGCTCCTCTCTTCTGGACCTGCGCGTGCGGATGCCACGTCTTTCTCGTCTCGTCCGACGGCATTCTTTGCCCTGATTGCGGATCGTACCAACCTTTTGTAACCCACGGAGGAATCGACCGATGAAAAAGACCGTTCTCGCGATGGTACTCGTTGCCTGCGCCGGCCTACTGATGGCCTTCCCGATCCACGGGCCGCAAGAAATCACCGACATTTGGACCTTCCGGGTGGCGCCGATCTTCGGATCTGGAGTGAGCTTTCCCAACATTGCGCTCACCGGGGATCCCACGCTGGCCTCCGATGCAACAGGAGGGAACGCTGGAGCGAGGAGCGAATTCCAGGGGCTTCTGAAGGTCGATCTCGTTCCGTTCGGGACGATGACCAACGGCACCACGGAGACGACCTCCTACATTGACGACACTCCGACTGGGGAATGGGCGCCAGTGGATGCTGACGTTGTGGAGAGCGCGAGCACCACGATCTATCGGATCGGCACCACGTCGTACAAGGCAGCCTTTGCCGCTACTGCTGCGACGGGCGACGGCGCCAGCAACACCATCACGTCAGACAACTTGGAAGCAGATGAATCGATCGGCTTTTGGATCTACTCGGATACGAATCTCACAGCGGCTTGGCTGACCTTGGTGTTGACGGATAACGGCGGCGCCAGGACCTTCAATTTCCCGGCTGTATCCCCGAATGTCTGGACCTGGGTTGAGATCGATATCACTTCCCTTGCGGCAGGTACCGGAGATCAGATCACTGCGGTGGCCGTGCTGCTTTCTTCTGCGGGAGCTACCGGGCTTGGGGCTTTCAACATCTACCTGGACGGTATGTGGAAATGGGACGCCGCGGACGAGCTCGCCCTGGGCCAGAATCTCATCACGGGTGGAGTGCTCAGGGTTCTGACTTGGGTAAAGGCCGATGCCGGTACTCAGGCTCATGATATGGCGGCGCTCGCGGAAAATACGGACTGGTTCCCGAATTACCAGGCAAGCACTGATGTGATTGTCCAGATCACGGACCAGAGCACCAAGGCCGGAATGGCTCTCGTCGCCTACCAGTAAGAGGAACGGACCATGCAGATCCCCGGCTGGTTGATGAAGATCCTCGGAAATCTCGCGGAGCAGTTGGCCATGCTGATTGCTCGGGAGGTGTACGCATGGGTGGAGGGTTGGGCGGAGGGACTTACCGAAAAGTTCGGATTCAAACCGGATCCACAGCTCAAGGCCGCCGCCTTCAACCAGGAATTCGCGAAACGCTGTGAATCCGAAGTGGTTGGAACACCAACCGCCGGCCAGGTCAACTTCTTGAGGGAATGGGTTCACCAGGAGCACGAGCACCCTGAGCTGGCCGTGGCCGTAAACGGGCATGAGTTCCCAGGCCCTATCAAATTCACGCCTCCGCACAGGATGCCAGAATGAGCAATAACCGAGGCAAACCCATCAGGGCGAATCCAGCGACCATCAAGATCAGGCCACGAAGCCAAATCGAGATCAAGGCCAACCGTGGCAACGCCCTGCTCTTCTGGGTCTACCTGGCGATCTGTGGGCTCATTGCGGGAGCCATGCTTTACGCGGGCCAGTACATTCTTCACCTCTACCGAGGGATCAACCCATGAAGCTCATTGATCTCAAACGGCCGAAGCTCTCGGAGAAAGAGACGAAGGACTCGATGGGCGTTCCGGGGGACCAGAACCGGTATCCATACGGGCTCGAACTGCACTTCGACACCGAGGAAGTGGAAAAGATCGAGGAGCTGCAGGACGTGGAGGCTGGCGCGACTCTAAAACTGATTGCCGAGGTAACGGTGACCGGGGTTCGCGTGAGTGAGCACCAAGGCGATAAGAAGAAGAGCCACAGCGTTGACCTCCAACTCACGAAGGTTGCGATTGTCAACGAAGACGATTTCGATGCTGGATTCGAGGAAGGGTGAGAATCCATGGGAATGGTTTACCCTGGCCAGACCACCACATCCAAGCAGGAGCGCAACGGCCTCGCCTCGCTCGTTGATGGCCGGCTGGAGCGATATTCATCCGATCGGTCTTCCTGGGAAAGCGAGTGGCGTCTGGATTACGACTCCTGGCAGCGGGTCTACTCCGAGAAGTGGAAGGCCATGGAGGGCGTGGACTGGCGCTCGAACATCTTCGTGGGGATCACCGATCTCAAGGTGAGAACGATCGTCGCCACCTTGAACGATGCCCTGGGCCAGAAATTCCCGTTCGATGTGCAGCCTACCCCGGAGCCCGACCAGATGCCGGGCAGTTACCAGATCAAGCCTGATGAAATGGCGTGGCGCAGCCGGAACATGCGCCGACTCATCGAGGACCAGCTCGTCGAGATGCGGGCCGACCGGGAGCTGAAATCCGCAATCCTAGAACTCGTGGTCTATGGCAATGTCGTGATCAAATGCCCGATTCTCGTGCCTTACAAGAGACGGCGTTACATGACCGAGCTTCAGGGGGCGATCGATGGACAGCCCTACTACAGCTTCAACCGCAAGGTAACCCAGGGCCACCGGCTCGCCTTCCGGCACATCGATTTGTTCAGCTTCTTCTGTGATGCCGACGCAACGAGTCCCCAGGAGGGCGAGGGATGCGTTCACAAGCAGCTCTTCAGCGCCGGAGAATTCCTTCGGTACACGAAATCTTCCCGTGGGTTTATCCCGGAGGAGATCAAGCGGGTCCTCGAAGAACTCACGAAGGATGGGCGGATATCTACCACCACCGACGAAGGCCCGACAAAGGACGATGTGACCCGCAGGCGGCCGATCGAGGTGAAGGAGTACTGGGGTCTCGTGACCAGGAGAGAGATCGAGGAAGGAGGCGGAGACTTCGACATCATCGTGAACGAATACCGGAAGTTCGATCCGGAGCAGCTCGACGATTACGAAGAGCTCGAGGTGGTGCTCGTGGTCGCCAACGGGCACCTGATCAAGGTGGCGCCAAACTACCTGGACGGGCAGAGGCCCTTCCTGCTGGGCCGCTACGATATCGTACCGAACCGGATCTTCGGTTGGGGCGTGCCGAAGCGGATGCGGGACGCGCAGGCCATGCTCAACAGCTCGGTCCGGGGCTTCATCGACAACATGGCGGTTTCCGCAAACGTCATGGGTGCGATGGATCCGGAAGCTTTCATGCCCGGGACCACGAACAAGTTCGCTCCAGGCGAGATGAAGATGATGAAGAAAGGGGCGGATGTCGCAAAAGCCCTAAAGGCGATCGTCTTCCCGAACATCGGGGCATCGCTCCTCCCCATGATCGAACTCTTCGAGCGGTACGCCTCCGAGCAATCCATTCCGAATCTGCTTTCCGGGCAGAGCGAGCAGTCGCAGCCGAAGACCGCCTTCGGCCTCTCGAAGCTATGGGAGGGATCCCACAAACAGATGACCGAACCCCTGCGGAACATTGATGACGATCTGATTGAGCCGATCGTGACCGAGTTCTACCACTGGAACATGAGCGATCCGACGGTCCCGGACCAGTACAAGGGGGATTGCCAGTGCCAGGCAACGGGGTACTCCAGCTTTCAGGACAAGACAGTCAAGGGCGAGCGGATCCGGTTTCTCCTGCAGCTCGCTCTTGATTCGCAGGTGATGGGGGCAGCGATCAAGATCCTGCCCCTGGTCAAGGACCTGGTGAAGACCTTGGACGAAGATCCTGACCTGCGCGTGGCCTCTGAAGAGGAATTCAACGCCAAGATGATGGAGATGCAGCAAGCGAGCATCCAGGCAGCGAGTCTCAAGGCAAGCCCGAAACCTTCAAGACCTACGGGGATGAACCGTGCTGCGTGACGTGAAAGATGCTCAACAGATCCAGGGATTCATCGGGACTCAGGCGTGGGCGGCATTGGTCATGGTATACGCACAGAGACTTGATGATCTGCACAAACAGATGGACGAAATGGACCCCGACCTCGGGGATTACGCAATTCTTGCGGGCCGATGCAGAGAGATCCGTGAGTTCCTGGAACTGCCACAGGAAGCTGAAGGCTTAATCAGGCATGCGGCGAAGGGTGCCACGTGAAACACATTTGCGCAGGAGGGGCAACCGATGCCGTGCGGTGGAAAGAAGAAGGGCAAGAAAAGAGGCAGAGGCAAATAGCCTCATCCGATCCTGGCGCATGCGGGGAGGGCACCCGGGGAAACCTGGCCTCTCTGGTACCGCTGGCGCCGGCACATCAGGAGGGCTTGAATAGGGGAGTGAGAGAGAATGGGCAAAGCAGCAGGATCCCAGGGCGAGATCGTGAAATCCAAGGACCCGAACGAAACCCCTGAAGACGACTTCGATGCGGCCTGGGAGTTCAATGCCCCGGCACCCGCAAAAGAAGCCGGAACCGGGGACAAGGGGACCCCTTCGGGTGAGAAACCTGTAGAGGCCAAACCCGGAGACGGGATGGGCTCTCAGGAGGCCAAGGGAGCCTTGGAAGGGCAAGAGGACACCCCTGCGAAGAAAGAGGGCGCAGACGCGACCGTAGCGTCTCAGACAGGCCAAATCGCCCAGGGTGGCGAAGGAGCTACAGCGGGCCAGGGCGCAGCAACCACCATGGAGGATGAGCCATACAAGAAGCGCTACGAGGACCTCCGGGGCCTGGTCGATCGTGCGACGTCAAAGAACAGCGACCTGGAGAGGCGTCTGGCAGCCATAGAGGCTGAAAACAGGAAGCTCCTGGAGAAGGAAGCGGCCAACCGGGATCCCCTTGAGGACCTCGACCTCGACGAAGAGGAACGGGAACTCCTCACGGAAGATCCAAGGCAAACCAACATCCTTCGGAAGCTCGTTCGCAAGCTGAAGCCTGCAAACGGCGGAGCGGACACGGGCCGTCCCCGAGAGGGGGCCACGCCCATGCCCGAAGCCGAGCAGGAACTTGCACGCCTTCGGTTTCAGAATGGGGTCATCCGGAAGCACGCCAACTTCGAGGAGCTGGCGAAGGAACCCGAGTTCATCCCGTGGGTGAAGGAACAGTCTCAAGAGATCCAGCGGAAGGCCCTCTCTCAGGACCCGGTGGACGGCATCTCGGTCTTGGATGCCTATGTAGACCACAAAACAAGAAAGGCCAAGGACTCTCACGATCTGGACCTCTCCGGTAAGCAGAAGCTCAGGGAGGAACAAGCTCGTGGGAGTCTGAGAGGCGGAAAAGCTTCAGGCGGTAAACCAGCGGACGAAAAAGACATGAACGATTACGGGGCCGGTTGGGCAGAGGCTTGATCTCTCTCGGCCGGACCATGGAGGAGTAACGAGATGATGAATCAAAGAATCCGAAGGACTTTTGTTCTGTGGGCGACCCTTGTCTGCGCCATTCTCGGTAACGTAGCCGGGACGGTGGGCACGACCGAGTACGGAGACATCAAGCCTCGGACTGCCGGGTGGATTTGCAAGAAAATGCTGCTTGTCGGTAAGCCGCTCCTGGTTTCGGACAAGTTCGGACAGATTATCACGATGCCTAAAAACGAAAGCGAAAACATCGTACTCCGGAGATACACAAAGCTGCCAATTACGGGAGCCAAGGTGCCCATGGCCGAAGGAGTGACTCCGGACGCGACGCAACTCACCAAGGAAGACGTGGTGGCTACGCTCCTGCAATACGGAGCCTGGGTGCAGATCTCGGACAAGATCGAGGACCTGCACGATGACCCCATCCTGAACATCGCCTCGGAGCGACTCGGGGAGCAGGCGGCGGAGACCATCGACTCGATTCGGTTCGACTACCTGGTCGCTGGGACATCCGTGCAGTACGCAAACGGAGCCCTCCGAACGTCCGTCAATACGGTCATCGACCGGGGGGACATCCGGATTGCGCAGAGAACCCTTGCCAGGAACCTCTCCAAGTTCATCACCCGCTTGATCTCACCGAGCCCCGACTTCGGGACTGCGGCTGTCGAGGCCGGGTACTGGGCCGTGACCCACGTGGACCTGGAACACGACATCAGGAGCATGAGCGGTTTCATCAATGCCAAAGACTACCCACGCGGCGGAGCGATCGAAGGTGAGATCGGCGCCGTTGATAAGGTGCGGTTCGTGACGACAACCCAAATGCCGTACTGGACGGGTGGCGGCGCTGCAGGCGGAACGAATGTGCTGGAGACCGGAGGGATCGCCGACGTGTACCCGGTTCTCATCTTCGCTCGGGACGCCTACGCGATCATTCCCCTGGCCGGAAAGAACTCGCTCAAAGTCATGGTTCTGAATCCGAACGTACCCAGGGGCGGGGATCCCCTCGGACAGCGCGGTTCTGCGGCTTGGAAGACCATGCAAACCGTCTGCATCTTGAATGATTCGTGGATGACCCGGATCGAGACGGCTTGCACCAGCGTTCCGACCTAACCCTAACGCACTTACACCTTTTTGGACATGAGGAGATAGAACCATGAGAGGAAATTTTGTCATCCCGGGAAAAATCATCACCAACACCGGTACGGCGGTCAATGTCTGCCTGGGGGATATCCCGACCGCTCTGATTTTGTTCGAGGTCACGGACGCTACGAACGCTCCTATCGTCTTTTGGATGCGTTCTCTGACGGTGCTCTCCGCAGCTCCGGAGGGCGGGATCATGATCGAGACGATAGCCAACCTGGTGGGGGTTCTGCTCACCTCGGCAACCGGCATCGCGCCTTATGCCGGAGGGACCGTCCTTGTTTACGACGGCGTGACGGATAACCGGTGGGAAACCACGGCCGGAGCGGACGCCACAACGATCTACCAGTCCGGAAACGGCGGTTGTGTGTTCGATGTTCTGGCCCCGAAGCCATGGCACGGAGAGAAGCGGATCACACCTCCGGGATTCACCGTTGGCACAAATTCACATCTGAATCCTGCGGCCGGAGTTCTGCACTTCATCGCCTTGATGGCCGGGCACCTTGTGGCCGGGTCTGACGGCGCTTGAGTTTGAGGAACAACTGACCTGGACGGCCTGGGGAGGGAGCGATCCCAAACCAGGCCGTCTATAGGAAGATCACCACGAAACAGAGAGGGTTGGATATGGCTCTAGGAACCAAGCAAGCCCAAGCTCCGATCCAGAGCGAGGACATGGCGCGGATCGCCGGCAAGGAGGCGTTCACCGACGTCTTCAAGAGGACAGAAGGGAAGGAATCCAAGAAATCTGCGGATCTGGATCCCGATGGATGGTACTTCGTCAGGATCCCGCCCAGGGCGTCGAAGTACGAACCACTGGACGTGACCCCGATCATCAACGGTCAGCGGTGGGACATCCGGCGTGGAGAGGTTGTCTGTCTGCCTTTCTGCGTTCTCCATGTATTCGACAACACGCAGTATCCGCATTGGGAGCTGCAAGATGCGGAGGAAGGAAAGCCGAGAATGGTCGGTGAGCTCCGGTTCCGCATCCCTTATGAACTCATCCGGCAGGCGACCGAGGAAGAGGTCGATCGCTGGTGGAATGAAGTTCTCGGGAGGCCTCGCCCAAGGCTTGCTGAAAAGGTGACGGTAGCTAAGAAGGAGCACCTGAGTGGGTGATTACGTTCTGACCCTAGAGCAGCTCCGAGCCAGGGCACGAGCCCTTGCGAGGGATACCTCGGCCGGAGAGCGATTCACGCCCGCCCAGGTGGATGAATGCCTGGTGGACGCCCTTCTCGATTTCGCGGGGGATACGGAGCTGCTCAACGCCCACATGTGGATCCCGCTCCGGGAGAATGTCTGCATCTACGACATGCCCGCGGACATGTTCCGTTGCAAGAGGGTCTGGTTCTCGGATCTCGACGGCTGGGTGTGCTTTCCATGGCCGCATTCCACATGGGATTCTGCCGGGGGTACCTACTCAACCCAGGGTGACCCCTTCCAGTATTTCCGGGACCTTCTTCCTCCTGGGAAGATCTGGGTCTACTACATCCCGCATCAGGACGGCTCGACCTTCACGAGAGATGCCGTCACCGGACTTCTTCGGGCCATCCATGACGCGGCAACGGGCGAATCCATGCCGTTCAGCCCGGGAAGCACTGGAGGACTCCGCACGATCGAGGGCGTGGCCTTCGAGGTGATCGGAGACGGCCACATCATCCGGGATCTTATCCCAACGACTGGCAATCTCCGGATCGACTACATCCGGTATCCAAGGCTCGCAACCGATTCGGACGGGATCGACACTGACATTCCCGAGCATTACCACCGGGATCTTCCCCTGGGAGCAGCTTTCTTTCTCCTCGAACGCTACGGGAATTCCGACGCAGAGGACCGGCAGAAGATGAGCGACAACCTGACCCGGTGGGAAGACAGGAAGTCTCGGGCAGGATCCGAAAAGACCATCGAGATGTTCAGGTACGGGGTCAGGCCGGGGTGAAAGGTGAAACAGGCGATTACCGAGTTTCGAGGTATCGCGCCCCTTTTCGGGGACAACCTATCGGCTGGTTATGCCAAGATTGCCGAAAACCTGGATCTATCCACGGGGAAGATCCGGCCCCTGGCCAAACACCTGCGCATCACGCTCCTGGGGGCCGGAGCCCAGGATTTCATCCGTTGGCAAGGCGTATGGTACTTCGGGACCGGGAAGTGGTTCTCTACCTGGATCTACAACGGGATCAACATCCTTTTCTCTCTCACCGGAACGACTGCAAAGCGCCGGATCGGCGCAATTGAAACCGACCTCGGACAAGACCTCCCTCCGCAGCCTACGGTCGCCCTATACACCGCAGAAGATGGAGCGATCGGAGCTGAAGTTGACAGTGGGACGACAACCGCAGCGGCCGCATACGAGCTCGAAGAGGCCGGCCAGGATTTCCTCACCACCGTCACGGTGGGAATGATCGTCAAAAACACGACAGATTCGACATACAGCACGGTAACCGTTGTTGAAACGGACACACAGCTAACGCTGGCTGACGACATCATGGCGGTCGGGGAAACTTACATCATCTATGAGAACCCCGGCGTGCTGACGGGAACCTATCAATATTTCGTGGTCCATAAGCGCGTAGTGGGCGGGTACCAAGACCTATCCGGGCCGTCTGCTCTTTCCGTGGAAGTCACTCCTTCAGCCCAAGAGGTACGAATCACCCGGGGCGCGATCTCCGATCCGTATGTCACCCACTGGTGGATCTATTGCATGTCCAGCAATACGGGAGAGTGGCTCTTTGTCGCTGAGGTGGACGCAGGAACTACCATCTACGATCACAACTTCGCTGACGATCAACTCGGGGAGGGCCCCACGACTTTTTACAAATCAAACCAGAGCAACACGATCCTGCTCCAAAAGCCTCCGGACTTCGAGGGGATCTGTCCGAAGATCTATCGGGGGATGTTGCTGGGCTGGAACAAGGATCTGCTCTCCACGAGCGAGTCCGTGATGCCGGATGGATGGGACCTCGATGTCTTCAACCAGCGCCTTCCCTATGAAATCTACGCGGTCCTCCCGATCGGTGATGAGCTCGTGGCCTTGACCAAAGCCGGCCCTTACCGCGTCTTCGGGACAGAACCGGAGCTTCTTGCCCAAGACCGAGGGAAGAATATGAAGCCCGCCATGGGCAAAAGGGCCAGGGTAGAGACCGATTCCGGCTTATTTTACCTCTGCGATGAGGGAATAGCCCTGTTCGACGGCCTGGGAGTCTCGATGTTCTCGGACGCGGAGTTCGCGAAAGAATGGTTCCAGGCGAATGTGGCGGGGGCTCAGGCGCACATGGCGAGGTCGGACGATAGATTGTACCTCTTCCATCCAGGTGGGGTCCTGGTGTGCGATTCCAGGGCAGGGAAAAGGAATTGGATCACTCTTTCTGATGTCTTTTCCGGGTCCTGGGTCGACGAGGAGACTGGGGAGCTCTTCGTCTCCATGACGGATGGGATCTATAAGCCCTTCAGCCTGCCCTATTTCATGCCCTCGGATCTTCTGACCTGGAAATGGCGAAGTGGGGATCTCCCTTTCTTTGCGGAAGCCCCTTCCGTCGATCGCAGGAAAGAGTTCGGGAAGGTCCGGGTGATCGGTTCAGGGGATGTGACGGTCAACCTCTACGTGGATGGCGCGGCCGTCGGATCGAAGGTCCTCGATTGGATCGGGGATTCAGGGAAGGAGCTCAAATACCCGGCCAGGACTCGGGGAAGGGCGACCCAGGTTGAACTGGCCGGGACCGGGACGGTGGATGAATTGACGATCGAGGCGGCGCTCGCATGAACCAGAGCTCAGACCTCAAGAAAATGGAATCGGACCTTCGAGATCTCAAACGCCGAATGGATCTCGTGGAAGGCAGAACCGGGAATCCGGACTTCCGAGGCCGGAAACTCCTGAATGCTCGCTTTGACGCTCTCAACGTGGACATCCCCGAATCCGTGCTACGCAGCGGAATCAGGTACAACAACGTGGGAGGGTACTGGGAACAGAGCCCAGACGGGATGAACTGGGAGAAAATCATCAATCTGGACGAAATCGACCGGCTGACGAGTCAGGTGGGGGCTCATTCCACGCTGATTCTCACGGATGACTCGATAGATCAAGTCTTGACGGGAAATTTGGGCAATATGCACTTTCGCCAGATCGGCGGACATTACTATTTCGAGATCGGCGCAGGAGTTGAGGCACAAGTACATGGCAAATTTTTACTGAATCCTACCGTCTCTGACGTGACGGCGACTCGATCCTTGGGCGTCGTCTACCAAAACACAAACGCAACGATGCTCGATGTGAGGGTATCGGTAAAACTCTCTTAAGGATTGATCTTAATGGGCGGTACTGTTCGATTTGGTGATGTTACTGGAGCCGGTACTGTAAATTATGCTGGGACGCAAGATACTGACATAAATGAGGTCTATGTCAACTATAATTATGGTACATCAACACTTCTTTATGCTGGGAGTGTTACAGCAAATAAAAATCGTCGTATTCTTTTGGCATTTGACTTAGAAGCATTCAACGATGCCTACCCACTTGCGGAAATTACTGCGGTACGGATTAAAGGATATGGGGCTCTAACTGGAACTGCGGCTAGACTGTCTGTCCTTCCGGTATTGAAATTATACGGAATTATCGGACAATTTGCATCTGGTCATGGAGATGTTTCGGAAGGTACAAAAAATGCAGCAACTGCCTATACGAATGAACCATCGTGGACTTACACTAAGTATAACACGGTCTCATGGGGGACCGCTGGTTGTGGGGATATAAGTCAGAGTTTGGATGGAACCAGTTCATCCCATTACAATGCAGGGGATGATTGCGGTAATGTAGTTATAGGTTATGTGGATATTTCGGCTACTGGTGCATTTACAATCACCTTAAGCGCAACCGGTAGAGCAGTAGTCAGCACGCAGGTAAAGAATTCTGGATGTAGACTTGGATTTCTGTTGTCTTGGGGAGAAACATCTACTGGAAATTACCTCACACTAGCAAGTTCTGAAAATGCAACGACTGCGAATTGTCCTTATCTTGAAATTGACTTTACAGATACTTCTCCATCAGCTTCCATTTCCGCGTCTCCGTCTGCCAGCGTATCTGGTAGCCCTTCTACTAGCATATCCGGGTCGCCCTCGGCAAGTATCTCTGCAAGTCCGAGTTCTTCTCC